CATGAATATACTTTTTTTTAATTTTTTTCATCATATTTGCTTGACAGATCCTAATTCGTACTGTAAAATGAATATGTTAGTACGCAGAAAAGAGAATATATATTATATAAGAGAATAGTGAAATGTATATGAATAAATCAATGTATCGTTTCATTCGGTTCTGGTAAATTCTCATAATCAAATAGTTCCTCTTCTTCTGAATATTCATCCCATAAATCTGTTTTACTTAGTCTTTCTCTTACAAGAGAAGCTAATTGTTTTTGTTGCTCTTGGAAATCTTGTTTTGTAGACTTTATTTCAATCGTATCATTCTCTCTCATATCTAACCAAGCTGTACAAGCTTCATCATAAAAACCTACAAATTGTTCTGTTATACTTGTTCTTACTACAACATCTTGAGGGTTAATTATTACAGTATCATCTGTTGTAAAAGGTATAAAAGGACCGAGATGAATGGTTACACCACCGGACATTGCTGGTTTGCACATAATATTCATTGGAAAATGTAGTTCCAATAGATTATCTACTTCTTTTACCATCGCAAACAATTCTTTCCCATCATATAATCTTAGATACTGATATTTAGTGTTACGGTTTATGATTGACATTTGCGGGTATCCTTACTGAATGTATTTCATAGTTAAATTTCTCTGTACTATAGATATTTATTCTTTCTGAAAAGTGATTGAGCGTATAATTCATGTTTTTTTTCCATGAAAGATCGTCTGCTATATCATATAATACTACTTTATCTTTATCGTCTGTTTTTCTCAAACCTCGACCAATTGATTGTAAATTACGAATTCTACTCTTACTAGGAGACGCAAATACTACATTATGTAGTCTTTTTATATTAATACCCGTTGAAAAAGTACCAAATGACGCTACAATAATAGCATCTTTCTCTTTCTCAACAATTTCTCTAACCTTTTCTCTATCTATTGTATCTGTACCACCGAAAACAAAAAATACTTTTCTATCTAATTCATTCAATAGTTTGAATAAAGGTTTACCATGTTTTTCTACAAATTGAAATAGTACTAATGTATTACCTTTCAAATCTTTTACTAAATTATTTATAAAGGTATTTCTCTTTTCGTTTCTAACTATCCAATCCATTTCTTCTTGATATGTCATCTTACTAACTAGTTTTCTTTCTTCTTCACAATAAGATAACACTAGAGCTTGAATATCAAGTTGTGCAAGAGTACCAGCTTCCATTAAATCAGCTGATGTAGTTACAAAGTAAGCAGGACCAAACATACCTTCTAATTGTAATTTATGTGTTTTTGTTTCTTGTAATGTACCTGTAGTACCTATTTTATATTTGACTTCTGTAAGTGATTCCATAATCTTTGTTAATGACTTAGCTTGAAATAAATGTGCTTCATCACCAATCACCATACCAAATTGATTACCAAATCCTTTTGGCATTCGCATCATTGATTGCCAAGTTGTAACTACAATAGGAGCATCTGATTCTTTATCACCACCATATATCTTAGCTATCTCACCTCGAAAACCATAGTCTTTAAAATCTTTGGCCATTTGTTCAACAAGTGAAGTTGTCGGTACTATCACTAATGCTTTCTTGTTCTTCTTTAAAAAGTTATATCGAATGAGACTGTATATAATTAATGATTTACCTGAAGCAGTAGGAGACACTAATATACATTTTTGATTGTGTGCAGCGTAGGCAATTGCTTCTTTCTGATATTCTCTAAGTTTTAATGGTATATCTTTTACAATTTCTTGATATCTTTCGATTGTGAATATGTCTTTATCAGGTTCATGACCTTCAATAGTATATCCTCTTTCTTCACAAAATTCTTTTAAGTAAGGAAATAAACCGAGATATATTTTATTAGTGTTTAGATTGAATAGACGAATGTATCCGTCCCAAAATCTCTTACGAACAGCTGGTATAAAACTTGCACCAGGAACTTTGAACTTAAAGAATTCTGAAAGTTCTTTTCTAATTGAATCTTCTGTTGAAACTGTAAGATATACTTCGTCTGTTTTGGCTACTACGAGCCTGCCATGAATTTTCGCCATTCTATAATATTCTTTATCGTTTGATGTCTCCAAGTTATTTGAGAGACTACATCTTGTAGATAATCTACTGTTATTCTTAGATACTCAATTTTATCATTTAAATCTTGTATGTCTTTATCGGCACCTGTAAATTTATCATAGTCTGACTTTAGAACTGTTAAACCACCAAAAGGATCATACTCCCATTTATTATATTCTATGTCTTCTTTAGACATTTTACCACTATACCATAACCATTTATCTTTATTGAGTTCTTTCATCATTCTTTCGTGTCGAATGAGTTCTAACTTTTTATTAGAAAGAATTTCTGTATATTTAGCATGTAATCTAGGTACTTGTAATGAGGATGCGTCAAGTTCGATATCGTCTATAACCGAATCTTCTTTCCACATATCTTGAATGTTTTTTAAGTTCATACTATAATTATATCACAAAACCTGTATAGGTCCAGTTATGTTACTGTTTTGATTTTAAATAATGTGTATCGTAATGTTAAATCACAGGTTGCGTATTCTACACCTTCTGTATCAGCTGCAAATTCTATAGCACCTAAACTTGTTGGGAATGTATCTTGAAATTGAAATTCAATATTAGCATTGTTAGATGATGTATTCACAATAATAGTAGCGTCTGAGTACATATTTTCAAATGAAGCAGAACTGAGAGTACCATCTGATCTTTTTGTTGATTCAACTAGTCCCATAAAATCGTCTGTATCTCTACCAGGTCCTAGTTTCATAATCCAATCAAATATCTCTTGATAGTTTTTCATATCTTCATCAACTACAAATTTTACTGTCAAAGGATCAAATTCAATTTTATCACCAGGTAGATATGAGTTGATTGCTAATGTATGTGTATGTAGAGCTTCAGAAAAGTTCACACCAGGTAGTGTTACACCTGTACAGAAATATTTTGTTTTAGGCAGTTTGTTTATCTGTAAATCAAAATTTACAGGACTTAAATAGTTTAAGTTTGTAGGTTGGTCTGCTTGCCAATTTGCTGTTGCCATATTATTCTTTTACTCCGAGTACATAGTTCTCTGCAGCGTTTTCAGCGTATACTTCACTATGACCTTCATAGAGTTCGTCTTTTTGAAATATATTATCTTTCCACATTCTAATACCAAAAGCTCCACTCTTAACACCGACTTGTGCTCGTTTATTATCACTTTGATATTCGTGTATCATTTCATCAAATTGTATCATTTCTTCCTCGTGACTCACACCATCAATGATGTCTTGAATTGTTTTTTCTTTCACATCTATATTTATAACAAAAGAAAGGGAGACATTGCGTCTCCCTCCCAATTAATAAAAAATCAAGCAGCATGTTTTGTACCACGATAAACTCTTTCAGTTTTTTGTGGTTTAGCTTGCTTTTGTATTAGGTCTTTTGGATTGTACCAGACGCCTCTATAGCAATACATAATTCCTCCCGGTTCTCGTTTTGATTTCGTACATACATCTTTCGATGCACACCCTTCTCCACGCGTTCCTTCGGAAACTTTCGGTCTCTTTCAGCTGAATGCTTACTCGCTATCCCTCGAATGAGGAGGTTTTCAGGTTTTCCTACTTCCGTCTTCTATTGAAGATGAACGATTGAATACAATGTATTCACACTATATTTATAAGAAATGAAAGTTCAAAAAAAAGACCCACCGAAGTGGGTCTTTGAAACCGATTATGATTTAGAATTACTACGACTTATAGAAGATTTAATACTTCGAATGATCTGTAGTAAGAGTTAGTAGAAGTTGACGCCAAGCCATCAGCCGGAGCAGCACCTACGAATGGGTTTGAAGCCATACCGTATCTGGTTTTGAATCCGATTTTTGGTTGGAATGTATCTTCACCAACTGCACGAACCATTTGCAATGGTACATAAGGACAATAGAACAGTCCAGCGTCAAAAGGATTAGTTCCTCTATAACCAACTGTTACATATCCTTCACCAGCAGTTACACCAGTAGGTCTTGTAGACGCACTTGCGTAATATGGATCGATATACACTTTTAAGCTGCCGTTTAAAACACCAGCAAAAGTGTTTCCAGTATCATCCACATTCAATGATGTGTTTAATGCTGGAGCATAGTCTAATACACCTGCCATTGCAAGAGCTGACGCTACATCACTAGAACAAAGGATAAAGTTACCTTTACCTCTTCTTGTTTGTCGTGCTATAACATTAGCGTTTCTTTCAATGTGGTACATAAGACCTTTGAATTTTTCAACTGACCATCTACCAGATGAATCAACATCTAAGTTAAATTGGCCGTCTACAGAAGTACCTGTTAGGTTACTTTCTGAAGCAACACCTTCGATTTTTGCTTGATCGTTAACAGTTCTAACAACTTCTCTGTTGATTTCCGCAAGGATTTCACCAGATAGAATGTTTGCTAATTCTGTTTCAGCATCAAGACCATGTATCGCTTTAAGGTCTTGCGCGAGTTCTATAGTGTACTCAGCTTTTAGCGCTCTGCTTTTAGCTGTAACTGTAGCTTTCTGAATTGTGAAAGACATTTCAGGAATTGTAGAATCAATCTCTGCAGTAGCTGTAGCAGCTCCTGTACCTGATGTGTAACCTGATTGAATAGCTGTGTTAGCTGAACTAGACGCGAATGGGTCTGTTCCTGCATGTGTACCTGCACCAGCGAAGTCTGTATCAGCTTCGTTGAACATGGCTTCTGTTCTATCTACAGCAGTAGTACTGTCAACATATCTTGCTTTCATAGCAAAGATAAGTCCAGTAGGTCCTGTCATAGGTTGAACACCACAGATATCATAGGCTACCAAGTTTGGCATTGCTCTACGAACTAGAGATATAAGAATTGGATCCCAGTTGGCTGCAGTTGCAGTAACACCACCAGGTGCTCCAGCTACTGTACCAGTACCAGCTCCAAGTGCTTCATTAACAGCACCTCTTTCTTCTTGAATAGCTCTTTCTTGGTTTTCAAGAATAACGGAAGTAACAGCTCTTTTGTAAGAGTCTTCGATCTTAGGAAGATCGGCATGCTCTAGAACTGGTGCCCATTTTTCTTGTAAGTTTTCTGACATAAACATTTTAGTTTATTCCCCTATTTTAATTTACTTCTCTAATGAAGCAAATTTACTTAACGCGGCAGTATATCTTTCCATGCCTTCAGTTACTGGTTGAGCTACATCGCCCGCTCCAGAAAAATCAGCATCGTCACTTGCCACAGTTGCATCGTCAGAGACAGCTTCAAGCTTTTCAATACCAAAGTAAGATTCTTTTAATGTTGAAATTTTCTCAACGAAATTTTCTTCATTTTCAAAATCTATTTCTTCGGTCAAAGCTTTTAACTTCTCCACCTGAGTATCAGCTAGGTCTTCCGACGCTTCGCTAATAATTTTTTCACGCTTAAGTTCCTCGATGTCTTGTTGAGCTTGAATGTTGCCAGCAACTTCTTCGTTCAACTTATCTTCCATCTCATCAAGTCTGTTTGCTAGTTCTTCAACTACATCAAACTTGTCTTCTGGAACTTCAACATAGTGTTCCTCAAACAGTTTTTTCAAACCGTTTATGAAATCTTCGGTGAGTTCGGATTTTAATCCTCTCTCAATAGCTAATTCATTTTCTGAAACCCAAGATTCAGAAACATAGTTTAGATAAGAATCAACTTTTTCAGTTAAATCGTCTTTGACTTCTTCAACTTTCTTGTTAAGTTCTTCTTCTAACTCAGCTTCTTTTTCTTCTAGTTGCTCTTTAAGTTTAGATGCAACTGCTGCTTCGAAAATAGTTTTAGCTTTAACTTTGAAATCTTCCGATAAATCTTCATCTGAAACAAGAGCTTCAATGTCGTCTGTCATGTCAATGTCGTAAGACTCTTTCTTGACTTCTTCATCTTCGTCTTCTTCGTCATCATCTTTATCCATATCGTCCATTTCCTTAGTAGATTTTTTAGCTTCTTCAACTGAATCTTCATCAGCTTCTTCAACTTCTTCTTCTACAGGGTCTAGACCTTCGATAAATGATGCAACCTCTTCGATTGATTTATCTTTAAGAGATTCTACTACACTTCTAATAAGTGCATTACGACTTAGTGACTCGACTTGTTCGTCTTTTTCGCCATCCTCGTCTTCCATGTCAGCCATTTCCATTTTTTTCCAGGCTGCTTTTAGTTCTTTCATTCCCATTTCCTTCATCTTGGAAACCATGGCTTTTAACATTTCAGATTTAGAACCTTCCATTTTACCCATTTCAGAAATTTCTTCTTCTTCAGTTTCAACTTCTTCTTGGTTAACGGCTTTTCCTTTCTCTACTTTTGTTTCACCATCTTTAACTTCATCGCCTTTTTCAGAAGCTTTGTCACCACCAGGTGCTTTAGCTTTCTTAGTAGCGTCTCCAGCTTTGTCAGCTGCATCTGAAGCTTTTTTCTCGATATCAGGATCGGGTTTTACAGAAGATGATTTAGCTTTAGGCTCTGATGCCTCAGCTATTACTTCTTCTATTGTGCTCTCTAAATTTGACATTAGAATATGCTCCCTTTCAAATAAATTTATTAATAAATTGATTATTAATTAGTATTTATATATTATAAGTTTTCTAGAAACGATTTAAATACATTTAATTTCGTTTCTTGAAGTTTTAGTGATTTAGCTCTTCGAATTGTGTCTTTATATTCTTCAATTTTCTGTGCTTTAATCACACCATTATCCCAAATCCACTCAACTCCTTCCATGACACCATCTACGAAAGCGTCCGGAGCAGAAGGATCTGCTACGATATCAGCAGCTGTCGCTAACTGAAAATCTGATTGAACCATTTGAGCTCCACCCTTAGTGTTTGAAGCTTTTAATGATCCCATACCTCTACTAGAAACTCCTAGTCTAGCACCATCTGAAAGTAGGTTCTTGACTATTTCTCCCATAGGAGTAGATAAAATCTTTGCTTTACCGACAAAATTCTTGCCGTCTTGTTCTAAACTCTCAATTAAATGAGATGTTCTTTCTAAATTTATTGTTGGTCCTTCTGGATGCCCTAATTCTCCATAGGCTCTTTTTTGTGCGATATATTCTTTATTATATCTTTTTACTTCTTTTTGCATGACTTCAAGAGGGTAAATACGACCATTCTTGTTCTTTACTTCTGTTTGAAGCATGATACCTTCGATAAACATATTTTTCTTACC